GGTTCTTGTGTTCAAATTGTAGTAGGGTGTACAGATATTAATGCTTACAATTATAATCCTAATGCTAATGTTTCAGATTCTTTAGCATGTTTATATGATGCTGGATGTATTACTGGGGCAGGTAATCCTTACTGGTTAAATGATATTTGTTACGCTTGGGTAATAACAATAGATTCTTATTGTTGTGAAGTAGCTTGGGATGGTTATTGTCAAGCTCAATATAATTATTGTGATTCTGGAATACCTTTAGCTATAGAAGATTTAAGAGATGGTCAATTATATATATATCCTAATCCAACTAAAGATATACTTAACTTAACAGGTATGTATAAAATAAATGTTATTATTTTTGACATGAAAGGTAATAAATTATCAGAATTAACTAACATAAATCAAATAGATTTTAGTACTTTTGCAAACGGTATTTACAACTTAAGTATAAGTTATAACGGAGCATTAATTAATCACAGAATAATAAAACAATAATGTATAGGTATAATGCAAAGCTCCTGAGAGTAGTTGATGGAGATACAATAGATGTCATGATAGACTTAGGGTTTGACATCCAAATAAAAAAAAGAGTTAGATTTTTAGGAATCAACGCACCTGAGTCAAGAACCAGAGATTTAGAAGAAAAGAAAAGAGGTTTAGCTGCTAAAGAAAGAGTTAAATGTATATTAGCTGAAAACGAAACTTTTGAAATACACTCTGAAGAGTTAGGAAAATATGGGAGAGTTTTAGGCAGTATATATATAACTAAGTTAGATAAAAAAGATTTTATGACTAAAAAATGTTTAAATGATATTTTAGTATCAGAAAATCATGCAGTTGTTTATTTTGGTGGCAAAAGATAGTATTAACTAAATAATTTATAAAAATGGGAAAAATTAATTGGATAAATTCATGGAAAAAAGGAAACAAAAAAGATAAGTTTAATTTTGAAATAAGAATAGGAAGAATAACATTATTTGAATTAAAATTTTGTTTTGCTTCTTGTTGTAATAACAAAGAAGATTGTTCTAAAACTTTTAGACTTATAGTTTTAAACTTTGGATTTGAAATATAGTGGTAAAAATTAATAAAAAAAATAAGGAGACAACAACTAGAAGGGATGCTACATCTGTAGCCCCTTCTAAAAAATTTAAAATAATTAAAAAAGATAATACTCCTTTACCTGATAAATTTTTACCTAAAGCAAAACTTAAAAAATTAAAAAGTTATAAAGAAAGAAAACAAGATTTAAATGAATCTATTTCTAAAATAGTACAAAACGATAAAACTCCAAATAAATTAGCATTAAGGAGATTATTAGATATGACAGCTTTTATGGAAAACTCTTATGGAGCAGATTCAACTGCATATAATAGAGATTATACAAGTTCTCAAATGTCTTTAGATGACCCAGCACTAAACAATTTACTAACTAAACCTACAAAAGATATTATAGATAAAAAAACTGGTGAAGTGATAGGTAAAGAAGAAGTTAATTACACTAATACTCAAATAGATTATTTTAATAAAATGAAAGATTATGGATTTACTAAAGAAACTATAGTAGATTCTTTAAAAGCAGATAATCCAATGGCAGCTGTTTTTATGGCTAGGTTTCAATATGGTAAAGTTGCTGAACCTTTACCTTCTGGAAATAATTATGAAGACTATTACAATTATTATCAAAATCATTATAAAGTTAAAGGAACTGCAGATAAAAAAAGATTTAAGGATGGATGGAATTTAATGATGAAAGGAGAATTTAATAAGTAATAATATGAAAATTGTTTTAAAATTATTATATTTGTTAAAATAAAATAAATTATGGCAACATTAACAGCAGCATTAACATTAACAGGTACAGACATAACTAGTGATGCTCTTAGTTCAACAGTATCTAAAGATTTAACTGTAACATCACCATTAGTTAATATATCAAAAATAACAGCAACAACTACAGGTGCAAATAATATCATACAGCCAGCTACAGATGGTCAAACTTATTATGTTTATGTTAAACATACAGGAGTAGATGCTAGCGGAACAACAGTGACTTCAACCTTAAATGTAGAACTAACAGGTGATGTAGTAATAGGTAAGTTAGCTGCAAATGAATGGATGTTTATGCCAGTTGGAGGACACTCATTAGGAGTTCAACTAGAGGCATCTGCAACTACAATAGTAGCAGAATATGCTTACTTTACTAAAGGATAATATGAACTTAGAAGTACTAAGATTTAGTTCTCAAGAAGATTCAACTAACGGAATACTTTTTTTGGTTGATGATGATAGTGGTACAAAAACATTTTTGTGTTATACTTTAGAAGATGAAAAAAGAAACGAAAAAGTTCGTGGAGAAACTAGAATCCCAGCTGGTACTTATGAAATTAAACTTAGAAAAGAAGGTGGTTATCATAAAAAATATTCTGAAAGGTTTTCTAAAATTCATTGTGGTATGTTGCATGTTACCAATGTTCCTAATTTTAAGTGGATTCTTATACACTGTGGTAATACTGATGAGCATACTTCAGGATGTTTATTACTCGGAGACACACAAGAAAACAACAAAATCAAGAAAGACGGTTTTATAGGTAAGTCATCTCAGGCTTACAAAAGAGTTTACCCTGCTATAGCAAAAATATTAGAATTAGGAGGTCAAGTGCATATTACATACACTGATTTTGATAATTAAAATATATTTTATATATTTATCTCATAAGTTTTCTTTCTACTTATGGGTTTTTAATTTTTTTTGGTAGGGGCCTACTATTCTTGTGGGCTCTTTTCCTTTTCTAATCTTTCTTTATTCTTTTTTTTATCGTTTTGCGATTGCAATTTTCTACCTATTAAGACAAGTTTTTCTTGCCAAGGTTCTAACTCTTTTTGGTTTTTATTTTTCATTTGCCTTGACCCCTATAAGGTTTTTTATATCCATGACATCCAACACTTGCATTTTTAGAATGAACTCCTTTTCTTTTCTTTTTCTTTTTTGCTCTAAAAACAAATACATTTCCTCTAGCCATTTTTATTATTATTTTTATTGTTATTTGTATTTTTTACTTTTTCAAGCGACCTTCCGCCAAAATAAGCTCCAATTACAGTTATGAGGGTAAGCTGTAACAAATCTATCCAGCTAGACTTAACTTCAAACTGTAAAGCTCCAGCATCCATAAAGATAATTAACACCGTGCTAACTGTAAGAAATATTAAAGTCATGGGTCTTATGTTTTTAGAAAGCCACGAGTCACTTTTCATGTCAGCTTCCCAACGCCTAGTTACTTGTTCTTGTGCTTTAGATTCTGCATCTAATAAAGCTTTTTGTATTTCATTTTTTAATTTTATTTTTTCTTCTTTTGTAGTAACACACTCATCAATAATACCTTCAGCATTATCAATTAAGTTGTTAAAAACATTACCGAATAATTTACTTATCATAATTTTCTAATTTAATTAAGACAATTTCTAAACTGTCCATTACTTGTTCTACACTATCTATATAATGTATTAGTTCTAAAGAGATTTGTTTTTCTTGAGCTATTCTTTTTTCTAAACTATTTTGTTTTTGCATGTTAAACAACCAGTTTATAAATAAAAGAAAAGCGACTCCGAATATTATATTTTTAATCATTTTTTATAAGTTTAATAGTTTCAACTACTTGAGACTGATTGCTGGGCATATAAAGTTTATATTGTAAATTATTATCTTTTAAATATTTTTTGAAAAGTTTCCATTTCAACACAAACACATCAGTCTTTAATCCTTTGCACTCTATTATCCAATTATCCTCTAAATTACAAAAATCTGGCAAATATGTTGTATTTTTTATGTTTTTTTGTGCCTTTACAAAAGTTGTTTTCTTTTTCTTTTTTCCTTTTTGCCAACAATCTGGAGTATAATTAAAACCTTCTATTAAATTAAATCTATACTCCTCATAAGAAAATTTTATTTTATTTTTTTTTAATTCTTTGTAAGTAAACAACTCAAGATTAGACCTAAACTTTATTCCATCATAGATAGATTCTTTAGCGTTTCTTACTCTTCTTTTATCTTTCTTTTTTCTTCTTATCATTTTTTATTTTTTTAACTATTGAATAAATGTATTTCATCCATTCATTATATCCTTCTCTATATTCTCTTTTTTGTTTTTTTATTTTTAAAGGCTTCATTTTAACATGTGTTTTATTTTGTCTGAGTTTAAATGATAATCTAATTTTAACTTATATATAAGTTTTGCTAAATTTTTTTCCTTCTTAGTGAAGGGATAACTTATAACATTAAAACTTTCTTTATGATTGTTTCTTGGTATTAAAACTAATTCTGAGTCACTGTTATCTCCACCCATAACTTTTTTAAAATTATTATTTTTTATAAGGTCTTTTAGGTCTGAACATTTTATCATCCATATATTTTCTTTTTTTAAGTTTCTAAAAAAATAAACAAACCAATCAGCTTTTGTTTTTGATACTCCGCTAGGTCTTTTTTTATATCTTATTTCTATAGCCATATTTCCTGTATCATTTTCTTTATCAACAAACTTGTCTGTTTTTAACTCAAAAAATAAATGTCTATCTAATTTTTTACTAAAAGCTTTTATATCATATTTATAATCTAAATTTAAATTATTTATAATTAAATCATTCTTAATAAGATATATACAAAACAATATCTCAGAGTCTTCTCCGTATCTTAAATCTTTTTTAAACTTATCAAAACTATCCATTGTTTTTAAATTTATTTAATAGTTCATAACTTGTATACGTTGTTTTTATTGTATCTAAAGGACAAAAGTTAGACATATCTAAAAATCTATTTGACCTTCTATCAAACTTTAAAGTTTCTTCTCCTGGTATACCTACTAATTTTTGGAACTTAACTTTCTGTACACTAAACAAAACAGATGTATCATATATATCCATAGGGTTTACTCTGTGTAAACAAATAACATTATCTGCTTTATTAAACCAGTTTTGACTACCACTAATATCATAAGCAGTTGGTTTTTTATAATATCCATTTTCATCTTTATCCATCTTTCTAGGATGAGCAACAATAATAAACTTTAAATCGTTGACCTGCTCAAATCTTCTTATTTTAGTTAAACAATCTCCTATATAAGTTGTTTCGTCTTTTCCTTTAAAATCGTGGTCTATTTGATTGAAAGGGTCTATAAGGCAACCTTTTATACCATATCTCATAACAAGATGCTTAAACTTATCTAATATATTATCTAATCTAAAATCATCTTCAGGATATATAACGTAAAAATATTCATGTAAAAAATTTAATGCTTGTTTGTATTCGTCTATACTCATTCTGTCTTTTTTATCTAAGTCAGAAGTATTACCTATATACATTTCAGCAAGAGTATCATACAAGTCTCCTACTGGATAATTCTCAGGAGAAAACACTCCCCATTTCCAACCATACAATACAGAACAATTTAACATTATCTGTAAAGCCATCATGGTTTTACCACTACCAGGAACTCCTGTCCAAACATCAAGTTCAGAAGTTCTCATGTTATAATGTTTGTTTAAAACTTGATAACCTGTAGTTAATCCTTTTTTCTTTCCATTTTGGAAAACATCAAACATATAATCTTGTTCAGACTTTACAGTAAATATACCTTCAACAGGATAAGGTTCAGCAGACAAAATACATTCTTCTAAATTCATAACACCATGTTCCATTAACATTTGGTTAGCGTCCTTAATACCATCAGGCATCCTAACAATAAAACATCTTTCTCTTCCTATTCTTCTACTTAACTCTTCTAACAGTACTCTACCATTAGTATCGTTGTCAGAACATATATATACATTCTCTACATCTTTAAAGTATTCCCAACAATTATCTAAATAAGAAAATTTACTTTGAAAGTTTTTAGTTCCAGGATTAGGAGCTCCATCAGGAACAGAAACACAATTAGTTATACCTATTTCCTCTAAAGCTAATTTATCCATCTCTCCTTCTACTATATAAACATCTTTCTTACCCTTAATATCATCAAGACCATAAAATACTTTCTCTGCATCTTTAACTTGTTTAAAGTTTTTTTCTCCATCTCTATATTTTATATTAACAAGCTCACCATCTCTAAAATAATTAAAACAAATAACATTTCTTTTTGCTTCAACTTGAGGCATGTATTCTTCTGATTGTGTTACTTTATTTCTTATAAGAGTTTTTTGTGATATTCCTCTAGACTTAAACCACTCTAACGCTTTGTCTGAAAGTTTAGTGTAATTAAAATTTTCAGGAACAACATATTGTTTTTCTTCTTTTCTAAATGTTTTATGTGAATTTAAAATACCTGAATCGCCACAATGATGACAGTGATAAGCACCTGAAGAAGAGTTTATAGCAAGGCATTTCTCTTTAGGTTTTCTTCTCTCATGAGAACAATTATTACATATATGTCTTACTTCTCCTTTGCTTTGAGATATTTCTATTAAATCATTTTGCTCACTCATTAAAATAAATCTTCGTAGTTAAAATTTTGTTTTGGTTTTTTATGTTCTTTTTCATTTGTGTATTCATCTTTCCAGTGTTCTCCATTTAGCCATGTTAAAGGATTCTTTCTGTATTTTACATTAGAAGTATTTTTTACATACTCAGGAACAGATTTTAATATCTCTGCAATAGTTTTTATATTGTATGAAAAAAACTTTTTCTTACATTTTTCAAGTCCTATTTTTTTATTGTAAGTGTTCCAAAATTGTTCAAATAATATTTGTTTATCTCCTTCAGGAGTTTTTTGTTTTTTTGCAACATTAATATTAATGTCTTTAACAGATAAAACTTTTATTAATTTTTCAAATGTATTAAAACATTCTTCTTCTGTGTCATATATAATATCAAGTTTTGGATTTACATTAGCTAAATGTATATTTAGTTTTCTTTCTTCACACTCAATACTAATTATACTTTTAGAATCTATAAATGTATTTTTATCTATTTTTAAAAACATTATGCGTCATATTTTTTATTAAAACTAAAAATCTTTGTATACCATCCTTCGTCCTCTCGTTCAAAGTTTATCACAGGAATGTCCTCTCCATGAACCCAGTCATGGCATTTTAAAAATAACATTTCTGCTAGTATTTCTTTTTTTTCTTTGTCTTCTAAGTCAGGGTCTATGTAAGTTACTTCTATGTATGCTTTCATAATTATGTTTTAATTTAGCAGGAGAAGTTAAAAACAACACCTCCTGCTTTAAAATTATATGGAAATCAACTAAAAAGGTAAATCGTCTTTAGGTTCTGCAACCTTTTCAGACTTAGCCTTTTTTTCTTCAGGTTTAAAAGTGTTAATCTTAACGTAATGAGTTTTACCAAATTGGTCTGGCTCTTTACGAGCACCCACAGTTAAATTAACATACTTTTTACCATTGTAATCATAGATATGTTCTTTTAATTCTGCTAAGTTCAATGTAACATTTACAATAGAACTACCATTATCAAAAGAAACTTCTCTACCACTACCACAAAAAATATTCTCTGCCATAATAAAAATTTAGTTGGTTAATAATTCTTTTTTAATCCTCTTCTCTAATCTGTAAACTTTCTGCTTTAAAAGTCTATTCTCTTGTTTAAGTTTTTCAACTTCAGTTCTTTTGAATTCTTCTATAAGTTTTCTTTTTATAGTTCTAGGTTCTTGTTGTTTGCCATCTTTTATTATGTCGCAACAATCTTTTAAAATTATAGAGAAAACTTTTTTAAATTCAGGGTCATAAGTGTACCAGTCTTCAAAGTTTCTGTTATAATACAACACACTTGTTCTATCTCTGTTTACAAATTTTTTTACAACCTCTTCATGTAAGTTCATAAATCTATGAGTTACAATAGAAAGACACTTTCTTGCCATAGCTGTCTCCCTAGTTCTTGCGTCTGAAAGTAATTTTCTTTTACTCACACCTGTTCTGTTCTTTATGATTTCGTATATCTTAGGAGAAAGTTCTTCAAGAGTAGTTTCCGCCCATTTTTTTCTTATAGTTGGAAACCTAGACTTGATATACTCTTCTTCTAAAAAATAGATTAGTTGTTTATTATCTAAACAATTCTTTAAATCCGTATTCATCTTCTACATTTAATAGGTTATTAATTACTCTTGCACTTTTTACAGGAAATAGCTCAGGTTTTTTTAGATATTTTCTAACTGTAGGTTTTGATAAACCTGTTGTAGCTGAAACTTTATTCCTAGTGAGGTTTTTTAACCTCATCTCTTCTATTAATTTATTCATTTTAATTTGTTTTGGTTTATTAATTTAATTCTTTTTGTAATGATTCTTTTTGGGTTTTAGTCATTTTGTAATCATTCATTTTGCTTTTAACTAAATCAGACTTACCATCTTTAATAGCGTTAAGCATGGCATCAAAAATTTCTGATGTCATTTTTTTGTTAGTTGTTTTCACTACTGGTTTTGATTTTTGTTGTGCTAAAGCCATAGAAAGTTCTTGTGCAGAACAAACGCTAGAGTCTATTCCTATACCAAAATTAGCTAAAGCCCTACCCCATGCAGATGTTTCACAGTTTTCAACAAAAGAACTTTTATTAATGTAACTAGAACTTTGAACTTCATGGGCATGACCACTAGCTAAAACTCTACCTAATTCATCTTTAATAGTTGCTTTGAATACACAATGAGCATCTGTGCATTGTAGTATTTCTGTTTCTAAAGAAAAGCTTGGGTAACTTTTACGAAAATATTTTAGTCTTTCGTTGACCTCAACATAATCTTTACCTTTGATATTGATTGTTTTTAATTTTTCCATTGTATTTAATTTAATTTAGTTAATCTAATATAAGAAAAATATTTTTACTATGCAAATATTTTCTATATTTTTTTTTAAAACTTTTTCCAGTTTTCTCTTATTTCTTTCAGTAATTTACATTTTTCGTACTCTTCTTCTTGAATATAAAATTGTTCTAATTTTTCTGTTAATTTAAAAAATTCTTTATGTTTTTTACCTACAATAATTTTAACATCATTAATATTGTTAGATATATATTCATATAATTTATCTTCAAAATATATAACAAAATCATCATCATCTTCGTATCCAAACTTAACATTTATACCATCTCCATCACAAAAATCTCTTAAAAAATATTCGTCTTGTCTTTTAATATTTTTTAACACATTGTTGA